ACGCCCCAGGGCGTTGATATGTTCGCGCGCCTTCTTGATGTTGGCCTTGAGCACCGTGCCGTATTCGAGCTCCATGCCCGCCACGCTGCGTCCCTGCGTCAGCGCCTCTACGGCCGTGGTGCCCGCGCCGATCGTGGGATCGAGAACCCAGTCGCCGGGTTGGGTGTACCGCTGGATGGCCCAGCGCGCGACGTGGAGCGGCGTCTTGGCGATGTGGCCGGAGCCGTCTTCTCGGCGCGTCTCTTCTTTGGCGTAGTACTCGCGCCGTTCGTTGCGATTATAGTAATCGAACGTATTGGGTCGGAGCTCGCCTATCGCCTGGTAGCAGTAGTCGCAATTGCAATGGTAGCCTGCCGGTGTCTGGCCTTCGAACAGGTGTACGGGTTCTGCTGCGCTCACGACTGCTTTCCTATCTTGCTCAGGGACTGTGAAAATTCCAGGATGACCTTGCCGTCGTGCGTCACGCGCACGGTGCGGTTGCCGTAGTTCCTCTCGAGAAGCTTAGTGGATATGTGCTCCACCAGGGGCCACACCTGCGCGCTGACCTTGGCCCAGCCGTCGGCGTCGGCATCCTTCAGGGCAAGGCGCAGGAGGTGCAAGTGTCCGCCGGTGATGATGTCGCCGCTTCGATCGTTGCTCACTGTAGCTCCGCCATCGTGAACTCCTGGCCCGGGACCAGATCTCCTGCGAGGATGGGACGGCCGTCCTCGTTGCACAGGGCACCCTCCTTGTTCTTGTACAGGATCATCTTCCGGGGGCGCCGGTAGTCGTGTTGCTTCCACCGGGCGTGCAGTCGCTCGATGACCCGGGAACAGCTGAGGGTGAGGCGCTTGAGGCGAGGGTTCATCAGAACTCCAGCATCTTGGTTGGTACTACGATCTTGGACTTCCTGGGCGAGGCCACGCCCTTACGCGCAACTGGGGCCTCCCTAGCCGGGGTTAAGTCCTTGTTCCCGCTGGGTTTCTTCTTCGATAGAGTACGGATGGAGGGTGACTCCGGCGTCTCCCGGTGGGTAACGGGCAGGCTACCTGTTGTGGTAGCCGGCTGGGAGCGCGTAGGAAGCCCCAGGAGGCGCGCCGGATTGCGGGGCATGGGAATATGCAGCCCCTCCCGGATATCGCAGCCGGCGGCCATCTGGCACGATCCACAAGCCCCTGCCTGGTTTGCGTACCCCACGTTGCCGCAGTACCAGCGCTTGGCCTCGTCCACGTAGGCATTGGGCTGGATGACCCGGGTGTTGGTGGCTGGCGCATGTCCCGCTACGTAGGGCATGCCGATGATGTGGGCCTTGATCTGCTCGCTGACGTACTCGCAGAACTGGATGGGCATGGCCTTGCCGGTCTGCCGGACCATGTGCATGTTGCGGTCGTGGTTCCACACGCGCTGGCCCCGCTCCTGGTCGAGCACGGTGCCGTAGAAGGCGAAGTCGTCTGGGAAGCCCTGCAGCCGGGCGCGCTCCCGCACCGTGTAGGGCAGTCCCTTCCGCGGATGGAAGCCGCTTATCCCTCCGGTGAGGACGTGGGCTGGCCCGTGCCAGTGCCCCTTGTATGAACCAACTCTAATCTTCTCGCTGCCGTCCTCCCCGACGTAGTGGATCGGTCCACCCTCCTTAACGTCGTTGAGAATGTAATCCCGCATCTCGCCCCACGTGGCCCTGTGATCACGATGTCGAAGATGAAGACCCTTCGCGCAGTTAGCGTCAACAGAGTGACGGTCGTGGTTCGGATAATTCCCCTCCATCCCCTCAAGGTCGGCGATGATATCTGCCACCGTCTTGTCATGCCGTTGCTCCCCGGGGATGAAGGCCCAGCGCTCGCTCTTCAGAGCCCCGAGCATGAAAAAGCGATTGCGCGCGCGCTGCACATTACCGTAGCCCCAGTTGCTGATCCATTCGGGAAACAGATCATACTCCGGGAGACGCGCGTGATACTCTGCCATTGGGAAGGCGATGAATGACTTAGGCAGATCGTCCATGACAAAGAAGCGGGGCTTGAACTCGCGAACAAGATCGCAGAAAAGAGGAATGTCGCCCGGATCATTGACCGCGTCCCTGTTGGCGTTGAGCTGGCTGAAGTTGCCGCACTCGGGATGACCGAGCGCGATGTCCGCATTCTGGAAGCGGAGGAACTCCTCCTCCGTCATCTGCTCCCGCTGGTAGGGGAACACTGCGTCTTCGAAGTTGGCCTTGAACGTGTTGCGCCCGGCCTCGTCCTCTGCGTGGTAGTACTTGCGCCACTCCACGTTCCCTGCCACGGCAAAGCCCGCGTTGCGCGCCCCGAGCAGCATGGAGCCCACGCCGCAGGTGATGCCGATGGCCTTGGGGCCGGTAGGTCTAGGCCTCGGTCTTCGCATCGAAGTTCCTCACGAAACGTTCCACAAGGGTTTTGGTGTAGTACTCCCGGTCGCGCTCGATATCCGGAATGCGCAGGGCCAGCTTCGGCTTCTCCGCGATCTTGGGCGACACGGTATCGCACGCGATGCTGCGGAGGTAGTTCTTGTCCTGCCGCATCGTGTGGGGCAGGGACAATGCCATGCGCACCACGTTACGCGCCAAGAAAGGACTACGGACCTCGATGCGCTCGCGCATCATCACGCGGTCCAACCGCGGCAGGTGCCACGCCGGGAGCTCGTGGAAGATGTCCGAGTACTGGCTGTCGTAGCGCATGCTGCGCTGGTAGCCGCCGAAGAGCTCGTCGGCGCCGTCGCCGGTGAGGCAGACGCGCTCCTTGACCGCGCGTGACAGGGCAACCTGCGGGCGCAGGGAGCCGAGGTCGATGGGCTCCTGCATGATGTCCAGCGCCTCGTCCTTGGAGACTTCGGTCCACAGGGAGCGCTTGAGCCCCTGGGTTATCACAGGGGGCATCACGCCGTCGTAGTCCACGCACATCTTGAGGGGGCGCACCACGGTCAGCGCCTCCCAATACTCCGGATCGTTGTCGCACTCGGACACGAAGTAGGGCACGGGCATGCCGTACCGGGCCGCTAGCGTGTAGACGATGGCGCTGTCCAGCCCGCCGGAGACCAGGCACGCCGTCTGCACGTCGCTGGACAGCACGCGCCGCTTCACGGCGGCCTCGAGCTCCTTGCGGATATCCGTGCCGGGTTGGAAGTAGGGCATGGGCTCCAGCGTGTCCACGGTGCGGCGGCTGCGCACGCCTGCCATATCCAGGACCACGTGCTCGCCGGGGCGGACGTGCTTGATCTCGTTGTACGGCGTGCGCATCAGGTCCGGGCAATAACCCCACTTGATCACGGCCGATAAATAGACCTTATCGAGCGTGACGGGGAAGAACGGGATGAGTGCGTCAATCTCGCTGGCGGCAGACGGGAAGTCCGTACGGTAGTACATGGGCTTTTGGCCCAGGTAGTCCGTGAACACGTGGAGGCACCGGTCCTGGATGGTAACGATGCCCCAGAAGCCGTCGAAGTCCTTGAAGCCTGCAGGGCCTTGGTCCATCCACGTGGTCGCCACGAGCTCCGCATCGCACTCCATGCCAGGGTAGCGCTCCCGGAAGTCAAGGATCTCGCCGACGAAACCAATGAGGGTTCCGCTCTCGTTGACCATGGGCTGGTCGTGCTCCTGTCCCACGCCCACGATGGGCAGGCGGACGTGGCCGACGACGCCGTTCCTGGAGTAAACGACGTGACTGCGGATGCCACGGTGGGCGATCCGCTTCATGGGTTCAGTGATGTCCACGTCGACGCCGAGCGCCGCGACCACGCCGCACATGCTACTGGTCCTTGGTTGTCTTAGGGAGGCGCTTGCGCGCAGGCTTCTTGACCGGCTTGGCCTTGCGCTTCACCACCGGCACGCGGCGCGGCGCCGGCATGCGGATGGGCTTGCTGTTCTTGCCGAGCTCCGCGTAACCGCCGATGTCGTCCCAGTGGTCGGCGTGCTCCAGGTCGCCGCAGCCGATGCGGGCCGCCTTGTGGAAGATCTCCTTGAGCGCCATCCGGCGGACGTCGCCCATCGTGCTCCAGTTGGGCGTGCTGATCATGACGGCCTCAAGGGCAAGGACGGTCCTGGCCACCTCGTTGAAGTCGCCGTGGGTCTTGGGGCGCACCTGAACCAGGCGTTTCCCTACGCTACTGCGCGGCATTCGTGCTCTCCTCTTGCAGGACGTCGGCAAGCGCCAGGCCTACGAGCGTCCGGATAACGGGGTCGTTAAAATACGTGCTCCGCCCGGATGGGTGGGGCAGTAGTCTCCAGGTGCACCCGTCGATCACCTGGGGAAGGATAAGGACGCGCTCGAGCGGCGACGAAAGCAATGGGCTGATGGCCTCTAAGACCTCGGTGCCCAGCATGAGCACGGATGAGCCGCGCGCTATGCCATCCAGCAGCCGTTGCGCACAGCGGCGCTTGTACTCTCTGGTGACGTGGGAGGGCAGCGCGCCGGTCAGCAGGTTGCGCCGATCGAACAAGCGCGTGTACTCGCTCTTGTGGGCGCTGGCGTTAAAGGCAAAGTGACCGAGGATACTCGATGGCAGCGCGTGCAAAGCGGACCACAAGCAAAATCCAGAGCTCTTAACCGGGCGGGGTACGAGCGCGGGGACAGGATCATTGGAGTAGGGATTGCTGAAGCCGACGATGATGGGTTTCATGTCCCTAGTCCCTGGTTGAATTTCATAAGCGGCGGCCTTGCGGCATCTTGGGGAAGGTACGCTTCACGTTTCCTTCCTTGTCCGGGGATCCAAACGCACAGCCCCGGAGACTCTTGGCAGGAGCTTGGGGTTAGTGCGCCTGGACCGGATACCTGGACCGCTCAGGAGGGACACTGAGGCCGACGCGCGACGATGTAAAGCGATTTACTTCGTCGCATGCAGGTGGCAGGGTTTGGGGGCATCAATCGGCAGAAAGCAGACGGTTATGGAAGGTCGTTTATTCCACATACTATGGCCGATGGGCAGCCTGATCGCCGTGATCTGTTTTTACGGATGGTTGCTTTGGCCGCAGTTAGGTAGTTAGCGATGGGTCTCCGCGAAAGACTGGCCTACCTAATTTGCCCTTGGCTCAAAGCGGAAATCGACGCTTTGCGCAGTGGGAACACCAAGGTAGTCTTGGAAAATCAGAAGTTGTTGGATCGCGTCGCTAATCAGCAGTTAAAGGAAGCCAAGTGACCCACGCTGACGCCGTCGCAATATTGCTGATCCTCATCGTGGCAACGGCTATCGGTGTTGGCGGATGGGATCGGCGTTAACATCACATTAATGGA